TAAATAAAAATTTATAATTATAATAAAAATAATTATAAATAATTATAAATAATTATAAATAAAAATTAATAAAATATACTAAAGGGAGTGAGTATAAATGTATACTAAAAAAATCGAAAATATTATTAATTTAATCGAAACTAACTTAGGTAACTATGAATATCTAGATATCAATACTAACTTTACTCTAAATAGTATAGATTTAAAAAATGAAAATTTAGAAAATAATTTTCAAATTTATCTAGATGAAAATTTATTTTACATTTATTTTAATAAAGTATCTCTATTAAGTTTAGAAATAGATACTATTACTAAAATAAATATAGATAATGATACTAAAAATAATATTATTACAATCGAAATATTTGTAAATCAAAATAGTTTAACTATCCAACTTTGTTAATAAAATAATTAGAGAGTAAAATAATTTTACTCTCTTTTTATTTTTTACTAAAATATTTTGATTTACAAACTATTTTATTATTAAATACTTTGAAGCCCAAACTATTTTTGTCTCTAATATTTTGAAAATCAAAGGATTGGAGGCGCAAAATTACTTTTTTAACTGGCTCTACCATGGTAACCTATTTTAAAACCCTTGAGTCTCAAACTTTTTCCTACCACATTTCGACTCTCACCACATTGGTTTCTGCTTCTTGGCTCTTCCGCGTATTATAAGGACGTTTTATAAAATGAAATTCGATCTAAAATAAGGAAAAGCGAATTTTTCTGGGTCCAAAAAATATATAAAAATTTCAAAAACCCCTCAGTCTCAACCTTTTAATGTATCCCATTTTAGTTTTTAGAAAAATATTATATATTATAAAAAATTTAATAGATTACTTTTATAATTATTAGAATAATAATCTATAAAAAATTCTATAATATTTAATAATAAATCGAAATACCTAAGATGGTATAGATTAAAATGGTATGGTTTACTATAAGGACTATTGTAGAAACTTCCGTAATAAAAAGGACGAAGCCCCTCCGTTCGCCAATAAATTTTTTAAGGCACTTACAAAGCCCGAACAAACAAACCGCCCAACAAATAAAACGAATGAGAACTATGTGGTAGGGAATGGGGCTCTGGGGGTACGCGATTTAAAAATTTTTTATGTGAAAGGAAGATTTTAGTGGCTTTTTTTAAAATTTCGTTATATAATTATATTATAGAAATAGAGTTAGGAGGTGCGATTAAATGGGTACAAATACCGCAGATTTTAAAGATTTATCAATAGAACAGATTGCTTTTATTGAGAAATATCTAGAAAATTTTGATATGGAAGTGGCTGCTGATGCTACTAATTTATCAATTGCAGACGCAACCAAAACTCTAGAGCACCCAACAGTGAAAGAAATTGTGGCGAAGGAAAAAGGTTTTAGATTCAGAAGATTGAGCGTAACGAACAGTAGGACGTTGTTACACATCGCAGAGATTGCTTATAAGCAACCGTTGTTAGCTGATGAAGATCCTTATGTAACCGCCGAAAGAGAGCAAATTTTAGCAGAATTACCTATGAAGGAATCAATAAAAGGATTAGAACTTTTATGTAAATATTCAGATGTACTTAAAAGCACTTCAGGAGCTGTTACTCCAGGAAGTACAGAAGAAAAGATCGGTACAATTGAAGCTGCTGCAGATATTGCAAAAAGACTTGTTGGTGCTACTAATAAATAGTTACAAAAGCTTGCACCGATCTCCTTGTTTTGTTTGATTGGTGCGGCTTTTTTATAAAATTAACGGGAAAATTAGTAATAAAGGCCCGTTAATAATATTTTAAAGGAGTATTTACTAAGTAAAAAAGTAGAAAGGGGGCCTTTAAATGGGTTTATGGGACAGTGTAGACGCCTCTGGGGAAAAACAACGCTCAGAAAAAGCCTTTTTAATGGAGATTAAGGCGGAAAATGAGCAAGAAGCGCCTAAAAAAGAGCCATTTGAAGGTTTTCCAACAGAGGATGAGAAGCATTTTAACAGATTTGATCTAAGATATGACGCCATGTTATTAGGAGAAATTTCAGAACTTGAAGACATGGTTTCTAAGATAGATCCAGCTAAACTTAATAAAACACAGAGAATAGAATACGCAGAATTGGTAAAATATCTGATTAAAAACTCATTCTATACATATCTCAAGCTATCTTTCCCAGCTTCTAATCCGCTAATTGAGGGTAAACACATTAGATTATTGTGTAACATTCTAACAAGAGCGGAAAGAGGGGAGTTTAGAGATAAGGAAGGATTCACCAAGATAATCATTACAATGCCTCCACGGCACTTAAAGTCAAGAACTGTCTCGGAAACATTTCCGAGCTGGTTCATGGCAAAAGATCCTACAAGACATGTTATAGCAACATCGTACTCAGCGGATCTAGGGGTTAAATTTGGTGCAAAAAATAAAGAAAAGTTTGAGTCACTTGGTAAGGATTTCTTTGGGGTAGCGTTAAGTACTGAGACAAAATCTAAATCACCTTGGGAGACATCTCTAGGAGCCAGATTTCTTGGTACAGGTATAGGAGGATCAGTTACAGGATTTGGAGCTGACCTACTTATAATAGATGACCCGTTTAAGAATAGACAAGAAGCCGATTCAGCCCTCATCAGACAGAATGTTTGGAATGAGTGGGAAGACACGTTGAAAACAAGATTACAGGGCGTGAAGATGGTTATTGTTATACATACACGTTGGCATGATGATGATCTTATAGGAAGATTATTAACTGAAGATCAAGATAAAAATGACTGGTTATTAGTCAATTTGCCAGCAGAGTGTGAGAATCCTGATGTAGACTTACTTGAAAGAAAGAAAGGTGAACCGTTATGGCCAGAGAATGGTTACGATTCAACTTTCTTCGATTCAGTAAGAGCTCAAAAAAGAACATTTAGTGCACTTTATCAGCAAAGACCTGTAATTGATGGAGGAAACTTGTTCAAGACAGTTTATTACAAGTATTTCGACATTCAGGGAGATGTTCTTGTATTATTTGATGGTTTAAAAACAAGGCGTTATAGAAAACATGAGTGCTGGTCTTTCCAAACAATCGATACGGCACTTAAAGAAAAGGAATCTTCAGACTTTACGGGAATGGGGCATTTCATAATTACACCAGATTTTGATGTACTGATTATGGATATGTTTAATGAACGTTTAGAAGTACCAAAACAACCAGAAGCAATTGTAAGCTACAGAACAAGATGGGGCGCAAACTTCCAGGTAGTTGAGGAAAAGCAAAGTGGAATTTTCTTAGAGCAAGCCTTTAGAAAGACAAATATACCATTGAGAACTATAGGAGCGCATAAAGATAAGGTCGCAAGATGTTTTGAAATATTGACATATTATGAGAGAGGTAAAGTTTACCACTACGTAAAAATGCCAAACTTAGTAGCTTTTGAAGATCAGCTAGCTAAATTCCCAAATGTAAAACACGATGACATGGTCGACGTAGTTGCACATGCAGGAAAATATTTATCTGATATTGAAGGAAACTCAGGTATCTGGAATATGAACTTAGAAAACAAACGTTAGGAGGTTTTGATGTCAAAGGGTAAGAGAAGACAACCAAATAGCCCAGGAAGTACTTTGTATGGTAGTACTAGAACTGACGTCAGCCTGGGTTCAGATATAAAAATAAGCAGAGGCAATATAAATACTTATGCACCCTTGTATAGTACTTGGGATGATTTCGTAGAAATAAGTCCTGAATACCTCAACACTTTAAAGCCCGAGGAAATAGCCGGGATCCTAAAAATCAATAGTGTGGCAAGAAACGCTGTAGAATATCCTGCCGCTGACTGCTTACGTAATTGGTTTTACATTGTAGATGAGGGAGTAGATGAAGATGCATCAAGATTAACAGACAAAAAAGTACATGAAGATAATGCATGGATACAAGATAGATTAAGAGAATTGGAAATGCACAAAAACTTGTATCAATATCTGGTAGATGAGGCCGCAACAGGTAGTGCTATTATGTATATGGATGTAAATACAGCAACCCCAGGAAATATTAGTAACAAGCCTCTAGATCCAGCAAAGATCAAGAAAGTTAACTTTTTAAATACGTGGAACCAATTCGTAATTTTAAGAGCAAAGGTAAATAACTTCTTGCTCGATAAGGACTTTGGAAAAATTGAATCTTTTACCTTGAAGAATAACGCAGAAGTACACAATTCAAGAGTAAAATTTTTATCCACAAGACCACAGCTAGGATCGGTGTTCGGACATTCAGTACTAGTTCCGTTGGAACTTGCGTTAGATGCTCAAAGAACACTAATTTGGTCAATTGGTGAGATAGCACACTCAATGCTATTTAAAGTTTTAAAAACTAAAAACGTTGATTTTACAAAAATCAATGTTTATAAAGAAAGAGTAAAACTTTTAAGAGAGACACTTGCAACTAACGACTTGGTAGCTATTGATGATTCGGAAACTTTAGAGTTTAAGACGCCAGGAGATTTACCAAGAGTTCAAGAAATGTCTGATATTTTATGGGAAATGATATCATGTTCTACAAGAGTTCCAAAATCAATCCTATTAGGAAAAACTGAAGGAAAGGTTGCAGGAGCCGAGTACGACCACATTTCGTATTACATAAGACTTGTGGCGTTACAAAGAATTGTAGTAGAACCTGTATTAAAATGGGTAATTGGCGCCCTCTTCAAAGAGAAAGGGACAGAAGATCCTAAATACAAAATCATTTTCAAACCTCTGTGGGATGTTTCAGATGAAATGGATGCTAAGATTCGTAAATTAGAATCTGAAGTAAATCTAAATGAAGCAAAAACAGAGCAAATTTTAAAAACAATCAGTAGTAATTTTACGCCGGGTGAAGCCGCTGCCGTTGCTAATGGTAGAACTAGTTCCGGCGATGGTAATGGTGAAGGAGGTACTAATGGAGAGTAAGCTAAGAGATCAAAAAGCGACCCACATAATTAGAGGTACGTTTAATAAAGATACAGTTAGAGATTCTCCAACCGATGACGCCAAAATTGTAACCGTAAGGCTTGCAAAAGTCGGTGTAAGAGATTATGAGTACATGGATACTGATGGAAACTGGTTTACAATGAGAGAAGCAATTCTTCCAGAACAGTTATTTTCAGAAGATACTATGGCATCTGCTGAGGGTGCTTATGTAACTTACTATCATCCATGGAGATTACTTGATTCCGTTAACTGGGATATATACACAAAAGGTGTTACAATAGGAAAAGCATGGGTTGAAGATAACATGTATCTAGTAATGGATGTTAAAATCTTTGATAAGGATTTACAAGCTTATGTTTTAAGTGGATTAGCAGATGGATGTTCAATAGGATATTCGCAAGAATTTGTATGGCAACCAGGAGAAATAAACGGAGAAGCATACGATGGATATAACTCAAACATCAGAATAAACCATGTGGCATTTTGTGATAGAGCAGATGCTAGAGGTGGAGAAGATTTAGGGTTAAAGCTAGACACAATTTGTAAATCAGCAATTGATAGCGCATTCAGAGCAGATACAAATACAAATATTTTTAGTCAATTAAAAAAACATACAATAGATCAAAATGGTCCTGGGTCTAATCCGGATCAAAAACCAAGGGAGGATGTAAACATGGCAACTTACAATTTGAATGGAAAGACATTCGAAGTTCCTGAAGAGATTGCAGCAAGATTAGATGCATTAGGATCAGAGAATGAAGGGCTAAGAGCTCAGTTAGCAAATGCTAACACTGAAAGTCAATCAAGACTTGACACAATTACAGGAGAAAGAGATGCTACAAAAGCTGAATTAGAAGCTGAAAGAGCAAAAGTAGCAGATCTACAAGCAAGATTAGATGCAGCTCCTACAGAAGAAGGAATTTTAAAAGCAATTTCTTTAGCAGGATTTGTATCAAAAATCACTGGTGTAGAAGAATCTCATAGAACAGATTCAAAAGAATTAATGTTAAAGGCATTAACAAAAATGTATCCAAATGAGAACTTCGATACTAAGAGTGAAGCTTATTTAGAAGCAAGAATGGATGTATTAAAAGAAAATTTAGAAAGAGATGGTTACCCAACAGTAATGGTATCAGGTAGCGGATCAGCTGAAGAAGTAAGAACAGATACAATGGGTATTGATGCTACTGGAGCTGCATCAAACCACTATACAAGAACAGGAAAATAAGGAGGTTAAGACATGGCACAAACTTGGTCAGAAAATCATTTAGGAAAACCAGCTAAAGGTGGATTAGAAAATATGTCAATGACTACTGGATTCGTTCCAGCAGATTTAGAAACAACAATACCATTTGGATATGGTATAGTTTCAAAGACAGGAAAAGAAGGAGAAGTATTACTTCCAGGAGAATCGGGAGCTTCTAAACAATTTTTAGGAATCACTGCTTTCTCACAAGAAGCAACTAGCTACACAAAAACGCATACAGGACCAGTAGCTAAAAATGCAGTTTATCCAAATGCATATGCAGCAGGGGATGTTGTAGGAATAGTTACAAGAGGGTCAGTAATATGTAAAGTAGCTAGCGGATCTTCAGGAATACAAGCCGGAGATAGAATATGTGTAATCAAAGGTGGATTCATAGATGCTTATAAAAACTACACAGTAGCAAATGGAGGATCAAACGAGGCATTCTTAATAGATGCTGTGGCAGAATCTGATGGAAAAGCAAATGAGTGTATTTCAATTCAATTATTTGGAGCAGCAGCAACACTGTTCAAATATAACCAGGAGGTAAAGCATGAGAAGTAATGTAGTAGATTCACAAATGAGACTTGATGGATTACCAGCAAGTGTGTATCAAATTATAAAAGAGGGATTTGTAACTACTCCCAAAAAAGAATTAAAAGCAACAAGATTATTTTATGTAAATACAGATTATCCTGAATATGTAAAAAATATAACTTGGGAAAAATATACTGCAGAAGGAGAAGCAGCAATTGTAGCTGAAGGATCAAAAGATATTCCTTTAATTAACGACTTTGTAGAAGACGTTACTACAAAAGTTGTAACTATTAAACAAGGATTAGTTATTTCTGATCTTGAAAAGAAAGCAATAGCTGCAGGACAACAAAAATTCAATGTAAACAGAGTATCTGAAATCAGATATAAAATTAACCAACTAATAGACAGAATCATCTTTAGAGGAGATGCTAAAGCTAAAATTGTTGGAATTGCAGGGTTAAAGGGTACAAAAGAGTATACTTTTACAAAGAGCATTAAAGCAATGACTGGATTTGAGCTATTAGAAGAACTTAGAGCTATCAAAGTAAAAACTGATGAGGATAATATTTGGATGGCAAATATGTTATTAGTACCTCAATCATACTGGGGATACTTCACAAGAGGAATATCTGAGCAAAATCCAAGAACAGTTTTATCTTATGTAAGAGAGGAAGCATTATTCGATGTCATTGAACCAATCAGTGATCTAGATGCAATCAAAGGTGGAAGCGAACCAATGATGATTGCCCTAGATGCTGACAAGTCAAACCTAGAGATTGCAATGGTAATGGCTCCAAAACAAATATCAGAGCATATGGATACAGCTGATAATACACAAATTAATTTTGGTGCTAGAACAGCTGGATTACTAGTATACCATGAGCAAGCAATAACTTACATAAAACAATTATAATAGGAATAGGAGGAGATTTTAATGGGTGATGCGATAGTAGAATACACAAAAGAAAATGTATTAGAGAGGGTAAAAGCAATCTGTCCTGAAAGCGCAAAAATCCCAGAAACCTCTGTTAAAACCTTCGTAGAAGATGCAATGTTTGACTGCCAAGAAGCATTTAAAACACAAGAGAATGTGGTTAAACTCAGAGCTTCGGCTTACTTGGCAGCTCATTACTGCGCAGTAAATCTGTTTCAAAGATCTCAAACATTTTCAGAAGAAAATTTCACAGAAGTTGCTGAAGGTTCAGTAGGTACTTCTGGTGCGGGGGCAATTAAAATAAACTCGTACAAAGATAAGAAGCAAGAGTTTTTTGAAAAAAGAACTACTTCTCAAGGATCTGCACTAGTAAAGTGGGGCGCTGAGATTACGCCAAGTAATGCTTCATTAGTAGGAACTTCTTACGGACAAGAGTTTTTGAGACTATTAAAACTTTATTCGATCACTGAACCATTTTTTGTAGGAAATAATCCGAACGAGCCTTTAGGAAGATCTTTCGCAGACTATCCTGGCGGGCGTTACAGAAGGTGGTAGGTATGAAACCTTGTAGAATAAAAGTAGTAGGAGATGCAACTCTAGGTTTAAATGATCTTTTGGAAGATTTGAGAGGTACTTTAACCTTAGATATTGGTATTGCGGCAAACGCATCACCAGAAAATATTATGAAAGCAATTATTAATGAATTTGGATATGATAGTCCAGGGATTCCAGTAACTCCCGATTTAAGAAAATGGTTTGCGCTTAAAGGCTATCCACTGAAGAAATCTACAAGATATATAAAAATTCCTGCAAGACCATTTATATCTGCAGGAATTTATGAATATATAGTAGAAATATGGGAGACTATGGATGAGTTAACTGAGCAAGTGCACATGCAAAAACTTACAAGAAGACAGGCAATGAACCGAATAGGTGCCTTTGTAGTTAGTAAGATACAGCAGTATATGGAAAGTGGTTCGCACAAAGCAAACCACCCATTAACAGTTCAGGAAAAAGGACATCCAAATCCATTAATGGATACTGGAGAGTTGGCAAATTCTTTAGGATATTCCGTTAAGGGGTGGAAGAAAAAATGATTATGAGGTTATACAGCGGATTAAAAAATTTTTTAGAACCGGTAACAGTGCACAAAAGAATTATTAATGATCCAGATGCTATAAAACCAGTCAGTAAGGACGTAACATATAAGATAGAAGGTAGTATTGCTCTAATAGACGGTACAGAAGAGTCCTTTAGACCTGGGGGTAAAGTAAATATTGGTGATATTTATCTACAGACTTTTGCAGGATCGCAAATACCACTAATCGAAACAGAAACACCAGGCAGTATAGCATTAGTACAAGGGGATAAAATAGAATACCAGGGACAGATCTATGAAATTTATTTTGTGCGAAATGAACCAAATATCTGCGACATAGCTGATTATTATGCTAGTAAAGTAGAGGTAGATGCCGATGCTTAATAAAAACGTAATTGAAGAAGGTTTAGCACAATGCATTAAAGATATCGCAGGATGTCAAACGCACTTGGCAAACTATGATTACACAGGTATCAAACTAAAATATCCTCGAATTGTTGTAGATGTACAAATGCCGCAATTTTTCGCTATACAAAGTCAAGACCAAAAGGTAGTGAAAGAGACTGAAACAACAGGCAGAAGAACAATAACACAGCAATTCGAACTAGATGTGGTGATTACTAGTGTAGGATCTCCGCAAGATAATCTTGCATATGAAAAGTTACAGCAGATAAGAGGTAAAATGCACGCGGATTATGATCTGTTATTTCCGATGTATAAAATACAAGGATTGTTTGTAAATGCATTTAGCGAAATAGAAGATATGTCTGTGGAATTAAAAACAAAAATAGAAGATAGGTATCGTATGACAATGACGTTAACAGGATCTACTGAAATTTATAATGATGTTATTGCAAAAATTGTTGAGGTTAACCCTCAAATTTCTTATGAAAAATAGTGGAGGTGGATAAATGGATCCAATAGTAATTAATATTACGGATTTAACACAAGGGATTACTCAAACAGATCTCTCAACGCCTTTTTTAATAGCTACAGACAAAGCTATGGAATTAAAACAAATTTCTAGCATAGATGATTTAGGAGACGATGCAACTGCTTCTGACAACATCTATAAAATGGCTGCTAAGTTATTAGCGCAGAGAGCTCAAACCCTTTATGTAATGGGTATTAATGGTGGTGCAGAAGCAGCTCCATCTAAAGGTAAAAAAGTACTTGAAGCTATAAAAGCGGCTAATGTACCTCATTATTATGTTGGTACAGATTTGAGAGATGCAGCTGATAGAAAAGTAATCGCAGATGATTACGCTGCAAAAGTAGGTTTCTATATTGCAGGAGCAGCTAAGGATGCCGAGGCTGATACTTTAGTAGCAGAGGCAAAATCATTAAACAATGAGGGTTGTCTAATAATGGCTCATAAAGGTATTTCTGGTGAGGATGCTTTTGCAGATTGTGCTCTAATCGGAAAGATGGCTCCTGTATTAGAAGGTACTGCGCCATTCTTCTATCAATCATTAAATACAGTACCAGATGGTGGATATCCTGCATCAGATGTAACTAAGTTTGAAAAAGGAAACATCTGTACAGTCACTACTTATATGAAAAGAGTAGAAACTTGGACAGGTAAAACAACAAAAGGTACTTATGCACACTTTAAAGTCTTAAAAGACTGGTTAGTTGTAAGACTAAAAGAAGCTCTTGCAAAGGTTATTCATAATGATAAAGGTGTGTTCATGAGTAATGATGGTTTAGCAGCTATCACAGATGCAATGAAAGAAGTATTAAATGTAGGAAAAGTTGAAAGAGGAGTAATCCTTGATTACACTGTATACACTCCAAAAAGAGAGGATATTCCTACAAATGATAGAGCTAACGGAATCGTAAACGGGTATCAAATACAATGTACTTTCACAGGTTTCGTTGAAAAAGTTACAATCAATATTGTGGCGGAGGTGTAGTAGATGGGTAAACCAAAAGGATATGATCCTACGCTTATAAAAGTGCTTTTAGGCGGGGTTCAAATAACTGATTTCGGTGAAGATACAATGGTAAAAGTTAACAGAACCGATGATATGCGTTCAGCAACAGTAGGTGCTGATGGGAATGTAACTGTAAATAAAAGTGCTAACAATACGGGTACTATGGAGATCACTATAATGAATAATAGTGCTTCTAATGCTATTTTAAAAGGATTAGCACTGATTGATAAAGGATTCCCGGCAGCTGTAGTAGATTTAAACTTTGCAGGTGACTTGGGTACGGTTACAACATATGCTTATGTACAAAACATACCAGATTTTGAGAGAGCTGCAAAAGTTGGAGAATGTACTTGGCAATTAATCTTAACGGATGTAGATGTAGTATTTAAAGCGTTAGAAAATGTTAGTGCGTAGGAGGCTAGTATGGAAGGTATAAAACAAGAATTAAAGAGTAATCAAATACAAGTAGGTAATAAAATAATATCATTTATTTTTACTCCTACAAGCTATTACTTAGATATGCAAACAAAAGCACAAGGTGCCGGAGGAAAAGTAATGCTAAAAAGATATGTGGAGGAAATCTTAAAAAGAACTGAGGAGCAATATAAAGTTGATGATTTTACTCCAAATGAAATAGATCAAGTTATTGAAGGTTTCGATAACTTTTGTAATGCCCCAAGAAACTAAGGAAATTGAAGACGAAGAGTTTAACATTCAGAAAATTGTGAATGAAAAGGCTTACAGAGCAAGAATCACCGGTTACAATAAATTCCGGTGGTTCTTGATTATTAAATGTAAAATGTCAAAGGCAGAAGTAGATAATTTGACATTAGATGAATTAATGGAAGCTTATTATGCGGCAGTTGTTCTTAGTGAAGAGGAAGAAGCTGCTGCAAAAGAAGCTAGTAAATCATAAGGAGGTTGTATGGCAAAATCAAGCTTAAATAGAAAAGCGCGTTACACTATAGAGTACGCAGCCCTTACTGGACCTCTAAAAAGAGCTACTGAGATGCAGGCAAAATTTAATAAAGCTGTTAGAACAGGTAGTGGGTATCTTTCAAACTTTGGGATGCATGTTCAAAATACATTTAATAAAGTCGAAGCTCAAATTTCTAAAGTAACTGGATTAATGGGGCGTTTCGGTAATGTAATTACAGAAGCAATGCACCGAGCAAGAGTTAGTTTAGTGACCACCAGATTCGAAGTAGCGGCAATGGGTGCAGTTATCTCAGGGGTTTTAACGCGGATTACAACCTCAGGTATACGGTTGGCAGCCGCGGCAGAAGATATTAGAAATCAATTCGATGTATCCTTTGCAACAGTATATGATAGAGCATCAGCAGTTGCGAAGAAAATGCAGGAAGACTTAAAACTCGGTGAGACATCCGTTAAAAAGTACTTATCTAGTGCTCAGGACTTATTAGTAGGTTTTGGATACACTCAGGAGGGTGCTTTGGGATTATCTGAGCAGATTACAAGATTGGCTTTAGATTTAGCTTCTTGGAATAACGTGCCGTTTGATACAGCAATGCACAATATGCTTTCAGGACTCGTAGGAAACCACGAAGCTCTTAGAAGTTTAAGAGTTGTTTTAACACAAGCTACACTAGAAAGAAAAGCAGAGCAGCTAGGTATTAAAAAGTCTTGGAAAACAATGACAGAGGCTACTAAAGTATATTTAAGATACAAAGTAGCAGTTGATCAATCGAAAAATGCCATTGGAGATTTAATAAGAACTCAGAATGAGACTTCAAACAGATTTAGATTTTTTAATGAACAATTGAAAGCTTCTGTTTTACACATCTTCCCTAAACTAACTGTTTGGGTAGGAGCAATTGCAGAGAAGTTTGCTAACTGGATGATCAGCAGCTCCGACGCCTTTAAAGAAATAGGAGATTATGTGGCAAGATTAGGATTCCACTTAAGTAAGGCAGCTGATATTGTAGTTAAATTTCTAAGTAAGTGGGAGGGGCTTCATAGAGCTACAAAAGAATTAATGATATTTTCATCTAGTATAGCTGGAATAGCTATTCCAATATTAGGGGTAATCGTAATTTTTGGTAGAGCATTGTCAGTTGTATCTATCTGGTATGGGTTATTACTTTTAGTAGCACTTGCATTACAAGATATCTACGCAGTAATGAGAGGTGGAAATGGTTACTTTAGAGAGTTCTTAGATTATACGGGGCTTTCGGTAGAACAGATAAAAACTTTCACTGGTAATATGATTACTGCAGGAAAAACTTTCTTGATAAGTGCAAAAAATACTATAGATTGGGGAGCTGCATTACAAGTTGTGAAAAATCTTTTTGTAGGTGTTTACGATATTGTTGCAAATGACCTCGTACCAGCCTTTAAAGTTTTGTGGAATGTAATTTCTAAAAGCGAAATAATACAAAACACATTTATGGCTATTTATGAAAGTGTGAAATTACTTGGATCTGTTGTAGGTCTTGTGGGAGCTTTACTTTCAGGAAATAGTGAAAGAATCAATAAGCATTTAATTGCTATAAAAGATAGCTTAATAAATATGGTTTTGTTGGTAACTAAAAGTGCTTTTCAAATGATTTGGGCATTAGTCACAGAATTGGCTCCTAAATTACTTACAAGTGCAATTAGTGCTGTAATGAGTTTAATAGGAATTATCTTAGCCGGACTTACAAGAGGGCTTGTAAATGTAGTAAAAATTATTTACAGCGTGCTTAGTACAGTATTCAAAGGCATTTTCTCAACCGTTTACAATATTGTTAAAGATATTGTGACTCTAATTGGATTAATTTCCAAGAGTTTAAGATGGGTCTTCGATAATGTGGTAGTAGCAGCTATGGGTAAAATACACGGCGCGATTACAGCTGTAATAGATAAAATTGCATCGTTTAGCAAGTATTTGCCAGATTGGGTGTTAGAAAAAGTTGGTTTAAAAGCTACTGAAGAAGAGCCTAAACCAAAAGCGCCTGTTGTTGTAACAGAAGAAACAACTCCAAGAGTATTAGGTGTTGGTTCTGTATTACCTCCACCTGCAGCAATTCCAGCACATCCTATGATGCAGGAAGCTTTTCCAGGAATTACTTCGACAAAGAGTAATCCATCAGTAACTTTCGGAGATATTAACATGCCGATATACTTACCGGAAAATTTCAAAGGAGATGCTGAAGAGTTTAGAAAAATTGCTTCAGAGGAGGCTTCTAAGGTTCTTGGACAAAGTATGATGTTAGCATTTGATAGAAATTCAGGGGAGGGATAGTATGAATAAAAGTAACAGCATAGTTGCGTACAGTAACTCCCAGAAAAATATACAACAAGATCGTGGACGTTTAGGAATTGAGGGTGAGTTTGAAATTGAGGTGCTAGTTCAAGAGACTGCCGGGAGACGTAACGAATCTCCCGAAAAGCCTATTGAAGATGGTTACAGCATCTCAGACAATACTACAGTACAGCCAATTACATTTGTATTACAAATTTCTAGTAACGCGTGGAACTGGCGTGATCAGAGAAGAGCCCTGGAAAACTTCTCAGATAAAAAAGTAACGCTGATGTACTATTCACCTATAAATAAAACAATTTATAGAAACATGATCATAGAGTCATTGGATTTTAAAGCCAATGTAAAACAATCCACAGGATTCACGGCAGATTTAAAGTTAAAGCAATTAAGAATTATAAGTGCGTCAGAGGCGACTTTAGAGGTTATGCCAGATGCTAATGGAGAAATACCTCAAGAAACAACACCAGGATCTTCATCCGAAGGAACACCAGGTGTTGATAACTTAGAAGGGAAACCATTTGACCAGAACGGAATACTGTGGAATTTTAATAATCGAGGGGAGGCAATGTAATGGGAGTATATCTAAATTTTAAAGATTATTCACAAGAAAGTATTAAAAAACGTCCCCAAAGATTTAAGACAAAAGTTAAGGATAAAAAATTTGTTTTTGAAGTTTCGTATAACAGAGTCACAGGAGGTCTTAGCTTAGGAATTTACGATGAAGCTGAAACGCAATTAATCTATAAATTGCCAATTACGGCTAACGTAAATCTTGCAGCAGCTATTCCAGCAGCTTTATGGCCTTCCGATGTAAAAATTTGGGGGCAGTGGGCAATTACATCTGAAAAAAGTATTTCAGAGGCTTTTATGAAAGAGTTTAAAATTTATTTAGGAGGTGCTTAGTGGATTTTTTAGTTTATGATCAGCAATATGCTGTAAATGTAATTAATAAAGTATATGATAATAACTTTGAAGTTGATTTTGAAATATCTTATGATGATAAATCAAAAACAGATACTTCTAAAATAGTTATTTGGAACTTAGCACCTAAAACTCTTGAAGCTTTAGTAGAAAAAACTCCGATTGTACTTTATGCCGGATGGCCTAAAAGCACTGGTATATTATTTACAGGGGAGATTGTTAGAATTGAAACAGCAATCGCCGCCAAAGGAGATACTCCCACAACAATTTTCGTAGCCCAAAATAGAGACATGTGGTTTAAATCTACTGTCAACAAAGAGTGGAAAGGGCCGATTACCACAAAAAATATTGTAAAAGATATTGTAGAAAATTCAAAGTTTTCTATAGGATTTATAGATGACTCAATTACTTTTAAATATTTGCGTAATTGGAGTTTTAACGGTCTTTTAAAAGATGCTCTTATTGAGCTCGCGGAAGATTGTGGTGCTAGAGTTTATAACGAAGATGGTAGAATTTTCTTCATGCTTCCTGGAAAAAGTGTAATACAAAAAATTAGGATTGATTCTAATCATCTTTTAGAAGCGCCTAAAAAGACTACAGAAGGTAATTGGAAGTTTACAAGTATACTAAGATGGGAAGGGCGTCCTGGAACTGTTATTACACTAAACTCAAAATTTTTAAAAGGAGAGTTTACTGCTTTAGCAGTAAAACATATCAGAGACGGAGATAAAAAGTTTGTTACAGAGTGGGAGGTGTCAGAAAACGATGTCACAAAAGCGTAGTAGCAGAAGCATAGACGAGCTAATTGATGTTATGATTAAAAATAACCTGGCAAATATGTATTCGTTATTAATGGCGCGGGTAATTGCTTTTTATCCCGAGACAATGAGAGCTGATGTGCAACCACTACTAAAAATGGTCAATTTAGATGGAGTGGAGGTAGAAAATTCAATAACTACTGATTTACCAGTTATGTATTCTAATTCCGCAGATATATACATACGAACTCCACTAGTAAAGGGAGATTTAGTTTTAGTTGCATATAGCTCGGTAGCAATAGATGATATTCTAAATAGTGCTGTACCTGTAAAAGTAAGCTCTAAAAGGAAGTTTAGTCAGAAAGATGGAGTAGTATTAGGTAGCTATAGATTTAATAATGGTCCTAATACACTATCTGGAGACGCAGAATCCGTAGTTGTACATCGTAGAAGTACAAATACAGTTATTAAAATCACACCTGCAGGAGATATTATCATTACGGGTGCAAATCAAATAAATGCACAGTGCAAAACAGCATCAATAACATCTTCAGGAGCAACAGATGTTTCCGCGTCAAATGTGTCCATCAGCGCACAGAATGTGGCTATCGAAGCTACTGAAACAAGCATCTCAGGAAATTTATCGGTGGGTGGTACAGCCAATGTAACTGGTACACTAACGGGTGGAAAAATAAAAACCGCTTCTGGAAAAGATATGGATGAGCACACACATAATTATAGACCTGGAGATGGAGCGCCTACAGCTACAACAGGACCAAATTAGGAGGTATTGATATGTTATCAGCTGAAGTTGAAGATTTTGATTATAAAATAAGAGATGGTTCCCTCTTTATGGTTGATGGCCCTCAAGCAGAGGTTGCTGCACAATTATTTGAATTAGTAACAAATCAGGGAGAGTGGTTTTTAGGGCCTTCTTTTGGATATCCTTGGATTGTAAAAAACAGCAAAGGAGAAAATACTGGCTTGCTAGGTACCGTATTTAACGCTGGTTATACTACATCAATTTTATCTGAGAAGTTACTTTCAAACAATGGTGTTTCTAGCATTGAGAGTATTGCACTTTCATATGAGAGCGGTAAAATTACTGGAGAAATTAATGAAATAATGTATGCAGAAGTTTCATCGGAATATTCTGAAAGTATTCCAATGACTTTTACTTTTAGCTTTGGAGGTGAGTAACTTGGATTATGGAATAACTCCTCAAGGTTTTGTAAAGAAAACCTACCAAGAAATATTAAACGAAATATTGGGGGATTATGAAACAGTATTTCCAGGTTTTAAAAGGCACGAGTCAAATGCTTTGTATATACAAGCGCAAGCAGCAGCGAACAGACTCGAACAACTGTGGAACGTAATGGAAGCCGTTTATTATTCTAGGTTTGTAATAACAGCTTATGGGGATGGTCTAACAATGAGAGTAATTGATATCATCGGAAAAAGACTTGATCCAAGATATGCTCAAGGGTTTTGTAAAGTAAGTGCTAATCGAGGTACCCAAATACCTCAAGGTACACTTTTAAAAAGAGCAAACAGTAATTTACAATATAGAACCATAAGAGATTATGTGGTAGAAAGTGATGAAGAGCCTACTACAATCGAAGTGCAGTGTACTACTGCAGGAACTCAGGGTAATGCTCCGATAGGTAGTATAATATCTTTCGTGGAATCACTTGTAGGAATCAAATCAGTTTACAACGATAGTGCAATTATAGGTGGTTCAGAGCAGGAAACTGATGATGAATTAAAAGCGCGTTACTATGATTCTTTACAAGATACTAGAGGTTCTAATATACCTGCAATAAATGCAAAATTAAGGTCTTTAGGACTTGACTCATTTAGAGTAAGAGAAAACCGAACCAAAACAGAAGCGATGGTAGCTGGAGTATTAATGCCTCCGCACAGTATTGCTGCTACTGTTTTTGGAGGTGTTGATGAAGAAATTGCAGAGGCACTTTTCAATACAAAAGCCGGTGGTATCGATATGAAAGGGGATAAGAAAGTAGTGGTTACTAGTGAAGACGGAGTGCCTTACGATATTCTGTTTACAAAAGCTACTGGAACTTCTGTATACATTAAGTTAGAAATTCGTGTAGGATATGCTTTCTTAGGTCCTTTTGAGCAGCAATTAAAAACTCAGATGATGGACTATATAAACAAGCTATCTATAGATGAAGTTTTAGAGTATGATTTATTGTTAGCTAGAGGATTTGATGGTATTCCAGGAGTTACAAGTATTTCATTGTATGTTGATACAGAAGAAGAGCCTGTTGGAAGAGAAGATCTTACTCCTAATACAAATGAGAAGTTTGTAATATCTGAAGAAAATATAAAAATTTCAATTACAAGGGGGTAATTATGAAAGCTACATATAGTCGAGATATTCCGGAAATCTTTAATACGCTACCCTCTTTTGAAGATGAGGTAGCTGCGTTACCTACAAGACTACAGCAAGCTACTAACTTCAAAAAAGCTCTTTTTATTGAATACAACCATACAATGGAATTATTCAAAATTTTAGAGCAAATCTATTATTTAGGAGATTTAGATAATTGCTCAGATAGTACTCTTGATTTAGCCGGAGCCGATGTCGGAGTAACAAGAGGAAATTACGATGATACCGCTTTTAGAGAATATATAAGATTATGGGATGCTACAAGAAGAGCGAATGCGGGTACAATACCCGATATAAGATCAGTGCTAAAGAATACACTTAAAGTAGATGCGAGCACATACAAAGTTTTAGATAATCGTGATGGAAGTGTTACCGTAGATTTACCGACAACTCTTGCATCTGATGTACTAACGGTAGTCGGTAAAAATTTAACAGCTGCCGGTATTAATCTGATAATTACGTTAACATCTGCGTTCGAATTGGGATTGGTCTTTAATAGAGCGCATGAGAGAGTAATAGATCGAGATGACAATCGAGCAAAAGCAAGGAGAAATTTAAAAGTTACTACAGGTAGACTTTGTGCAAAGTATACATCACGTGTAGATATAGGAATGGAGGTTTAAAATGGCGGTTGTAGAATCTAAGTATATTGTAAGAACAAATGCACATAGAAAGAAAATCGCAGATAACTGCGCCACAGGATCTCAGCAAGTAACCAAATTTACACATGTGGTTCTAGGAGACGGTGGGAAGAATAGTTCTGGTGAGTTAAAGGTACCTAACGGAGCAGTTCCAAATTTATTTAATCAGCTAGTAAAACTGCCTATTACAAGAATGGAGCGGGTATCTGATTTCGAATATATAGTACATCTAACTGTTGATACGTCAGTACAAACACAACTTGTTGGAAAAGATATTAATGAAAGAGGTATCGTAGATTCTGCGGGTACTATTGCAGTACTGGAAACTTTTCCAGGATTTGGGGTATTACAGGCAAATAAGACATATGAATATGCAATAAGATTTACAGTAATATAGGAGGTGCGAAATGCCATATAATGAAACATTTGAAAAATTAAAGGCAGCACAAAATCCCGCTTTTGCGGAAGAAATAGAGGCTGTAAAGGATAATCAAACTTTTTTTATTGGGGCTTATGAGTCCAGCCCTGAAGGTAATATTCCAAAAGGAGATTTTAATGAGATTTTCCAAGCCCTATTAAACAATGACAAGGCATTAAAAAAACTAGCAGAGGCTATTCAAGCAAGAACAATAACTGCTGGAAAAGGTTTACAAGGTGGGGGGGCATTAAGTAAAGATGTAACATTAAACGTTGTTAGTGTCAATGATGCAATAATCGTTAATGACAACGATATTCAACTGAATCCCGTCAACGACCTCACAACAGGTGGAACTGATAAGGCTCTATCTGGGGAGATGGGGAAGAAACTTAATACAGATAAGCAGAATAAGACTGACAGCAGATTGCAAACTGAGAGCAAGGAGATAATTGGCGCTATTAACGAGAGTTTATGGAGTATTGGATATAAAGTTCTAAGCACTGTTAACGATTTTAATGATTTAACTCAATCTGGGGTTTTTTATGGTAGAGCAGAAGTTGGCACATTAAATACGCCTTTTACTTCAGCTTTTAACTTTGTGTTAATAAACTATAGTAAAGGTGGTCTTCTAGAACAAACAATAATTACAGGCGTAGATGATATTCTTGTAAGAAGAAGGGTAGGTACACGTTGGTATAATTGGGAAAAAACTTTGAGAACAAATACTAAAGAATTTTTAGGTAATGCAGGAATTTCAAGCATAATCTATATTCAAGATAGTGGCACTAAAACTCAAGGTCAAGGGTATATAGATAAGGATACGGGTCAAGTATATTTATGTTTAGAAACAAATACTGATACTACTATTACCAATAAGTTTATGTCTATAACTAATGTTGAGTTGGGAAAGAAAGTAGAAAGTGGATTTTGGAAATTAAATTCAAAAATAATAAGTGATGGAAATTTTGATATATTAGGGATATATGAACCAGGATTCTATAGGGCAGATTCGGATGGTGCGCAAGCTAATTGGCTGAATAAACCATACGTAAACGCTATGTGCTATGGTTTATTATATCAAAAACAAAATGGAAATAGGCGTTCTGTGATATATATAGGATCGAATGGCGGAATATATACTAATGTTCAACTTGATAATAGTAGCTCAAAAACATGGATTGGATGGAAAAAGGCAATAACAGATGCTGACATAATAGATAATCTAACAACAGCAGATAAAAGCAAAGTTTTATCCTCAAATATGGGTAAATATTTAGATGAGAATAAGCCATCTAAAAATAAAGTAGAAACTATTACAAATTATTGGACATTTGAAGGCAACACTCCTTTTATAAAGTTTAAAAAAACAGGAGAACAGTCTTTGCCAAGTGCTGGGTATAGTGCATTTATTGGATTTGGTAGTAATGTTAGACCTCACGAATTACAAATACGTAACTTATATGGTGACGGAACTGTTAATATTGAGTCTACGGATTTAAAAACAAAAAATAAAAATATCACTAAAGCAATAAACGAGGTATATAATAACCAACTTGGAAACTCAGGTATTTCTTCAATCATCTACATCCAAGATGCAGGACAAAAAACAGCAGGGAATGGATATGTAGATAAAACTACAGGACAATTATATTTGTGTAAAACTACAAATTCAGATACAAGTGTTACAAGTAATTTTGTGTTGGCTACTAATATTGAAATAGCCAAAAGACACCACTTTACGAAAACAATATTATTTGATAAACCCACAGGTCACGGATCCGGTGCCATTACACTTTCAGATAATTGGGAGAATTATGATGAATTTATAGTATATGGTTCTAGTGATAATGCTGATTATGTAGGGTCTCACAGATTTAAAAAAGAAGATATTGAATATTCAATCTCTAAAAATCAAAGATATATGATATATGGGGAAGCTAGCGATTGTTGGTTAGCTAAAATTACTACTGGAAGCAAAACTTGGGCTTCTGGCGACAAATGGGAAAAGTGTGCAATTTTTAGAATAATTGGAATAAAATATGGAGGGTAGTTATGTATATACATTATAGAGGAACTAAATTAATCACAAAATCTGGTAGACCAGATGAAGTCAATGAAGCAATACTTATGGGGGATTACTTAGATAAATCCCCTACATACACAGAAGATGGGCAAGAAATACCTTTTGTAATGCCAACTAGAGATGAAATGATAAAACAATTTATATTTCCAGACTGGCAACAAGGCGACATCTTAGTTATCGCAGACCAGCCACTTAAATACCCTAAAATACAAGGAGATACTCTAGTTGAAATGACTAGAGAGGAAGTTTGTGAGAGTGGGGATTTAAGTATATTAAATGATGGTGAGGTATATCAAGATGGTAAAATAACTTATAAAGCTCCACCAGAAGATATGTTAAAACCAAAATGGATTTACCCAGATTGGATAGAACAAGCAACTGAAGATGAAATCAATTTAGATTTAGTTGAAACACAATACGATGAATATGCAGTATTAGATACATATTCTACGGTTGAACAAATGAAAAGACAAGACCCCGCACTTGCTGAAGAATATGTGGATATGATGATAGAACTTAGAGAATTGAGAGCAAGTATGCAGGACAATAATGACAGTAAATATAAAGTTAGAACTAGAAGAAGTGTATTTAGTATTCATGAGCCTAGTGAAAAACTAAAGTTATTCAAAGAAAAGTTTAGCAACTAAATTACATATAAAAGGAGATAGTTACTATGTTAACTGAAAAAGAATTAAAAACTATGGAGACAATTGTTAAGAGAGAAAGAGGAATTCTTGATCTTCAAAAGAAGTATGAAGAGTACAAAGAATTCGATACTCCTAGATGGAGAGACAAAATGGAACTTAACCATGTTGTTGATGATTACAACAAATTTATGGATGATGCTGAAGCAGTGCTATTCCCTAATGAAGAAGTGGTTATGCCTGTTGCAACAATAGAAGAGGGGAAAGAAGAAATCGTAATTCCTAAACCATCTAAGAAATTAGAAGACTTCAAAAATAAGTTTGGTAAGTTTTTCTAAAAGTTTATCTTTTGTCTACAGACTGTTAAGAGAGTATCTTATTCTCTTAACAGTATTATTAATAATATTTAAGGAGTGGATGCAAATGAGTAAATTAGGAATTTTCTTTGGAGTTATCTTTTTTGTTCTTGGTATTTTAGAAATTCTCCACATTAGGGCTCTAACTTTTGATAAGCCTGTAAAGCAAGCCTGGCAGGACTACAAAAATAGTTTTAAACTATCTTCAAAAGTAAAGAAAGATACTGAAGCTCAATAGGAGGAACAGCTATGTATAAGTGGGTGTTAAATTTAATAAAACAGGTTCTACCAGAAATACTGCAACGTCACTTAGATCCAACGAAAGCAGACGAAATAATGGCCGATGTGGAGAAAACAAGAGTAAATGCATTTAGCGGAATGTTAGAGCGCGGCGGAATATTACACCTATTCTATGTATATTCTCTACTAATTATAAATCAGCATATTGTGGTGCCTTATATTACAGCCTTCACTGGAAAACAAATATATGTACAACCTGTGCCCGAAGAACTAACTTATTTAGTGTTAGGGTTAGGATCTGTGATTTTAGGTAAGAAGCATTTGGATAAGAAAAAAATACAATAATTATGGGGGGCTGCATGCATGTTAGATCAAGTAAAAAAATGTACTAATAAATGATGATATTCAGAAAAAATTAAATGATCTTCAAGATTATTTTAAAAACGAAGAGGGTCTTACATATAGTGAAGCCGCAATTTTTAGAAGAGCAATTTATGTGCTGCATAAAAGTATTTTTAAAAACAAAGATCAGAATAACAACTAAATAATACTAATAGAGGTCTAATAGGTCACCCATGGACAATAACCCCATATACTTTTATAAGTTTTTATTATATAATATAATTAAGAAAGAGGGAGATATAAATTCTTCTTTCCAAGCAAACTTAAAGGAGGTTTTTATCATGGGTAACGACAATTTAATGTATGTACCAGCATCTCAAGGTACTGCCAACACAGGTATTGGTTTAGGATCTGCAGGATTAGCTACAGGTATTTTAGGGGCTTTAGGAGCTGTAGGAGCTTACATGTCAAGTAAAAACAGGGTAGGAGAGGGTGCGGCAATAGCTGCAACTGCAAATCACGCCTGTAACAAGACATGCGTAAGCAGAGATGCTTTTGATCTTTACAGAGAAGGATGTCAAAACAGTAAAGAATCAATCATCAACTTCGCTTCATTGGCTGACAGACAAGCACAACAATTTGCAGGAATAGGAACTCTAATTTGGGAAGATAGATTAGCGCAAGCTAACTACCAAAAATCTACAGAATTAGCTCTTGCTAAAATAGCTGCTGATGCTGAATGCTGCTGCAAACTATTAAATCAAAGAATGGACTCAGATGCAATGAGACAAGGATATGAAAACCAAATCACTAGAATGATGATGGCTCAAGGATTCAGCGAAATTGCATGTAAATTACCAAGAACTACTCCATTCTATGATCCAGTACCTTGGTGTACAACTCCCCCACTAGCAACAGCAACTGCTGCAAGATAGTTGACTGCTTGAGTGGATTCTAGCCTCTGAGAAATCAGGGGCTTTCTTTATAAGGGGGTAATTATGAATAATGGTTCAGGAATGTTTCCTTTCGGAGGAACTAGTGTAAACATATTTCCCGGAGATACAAACATACCCGACTACAATACATATATGCAAGAATATATGAGAAAGATGGGTTTTGGAACTCCTGCTCCAGCAGATCCTGCAGTAGAACAGCAGAGAATGCTGCAAGAGCAGCAAAGATTACAACAGATGCTGTATGACTATTTGTTTAAAGTTTGGGGAATACCGCAAGATGTCTTCGATTGTGGCTTCGAAGAGTATAAGAAACAGATGCAGCAACAGGAAGAGAAAAGAATGGAAGACACTAGAGAGTTTGTCCGTAAAAAACTATGTGGAGAAACAGTAAGTGTTCCCGAAGCAAACGTAGCCGAGCCACAAAACAATGTGGTAAAAGCAAACACGGTAGTAACAAATGAAGTGGTTAAAAAATAGGAGGTCACAATGCAAACTTTTAGATTTATGGGTATGAATGTTCCGTTTGATTTAGGTAAATTTGTAAATGAAAATGGTAGAGATCCGGAAACTTTGAAAATTTTAGGTATTTTATGTGTAAACATACTTAGAACAAGTCCGGAGTTAAGAGCAGAAATTGGCAAAATAGTTTCGGAGAATGCAGCAATTTCTGCACAAGTTAGAGCAAAAATTTCAGGGGAGGGCGATGTTAAATGAAATACTATAAAACACCCGCACAAGAGCAAAGCGTAACAAAAGCTACCAATGCTGAATTAATTAACTGGGTATACAATCGAAAAATGACTGCTTTAAAATTACACAATTATTTTAGAGAAGTTTTATGTTGGTTAGGACTAGAGTCTTTGGCTAAAATGCAGAAATGTAGATTTATGTCTGAGTATGAAGACTTAATACACATTTCGTCACATATGAGAAATACAACAGGTATGATGCCGAATGTAGAAGGACCTAAAGATGTATTAGATGTGGACACTTTCAAACTAGGGGGTAAAGCTCAGTTAGAGCAACTAAGTAAGGCTGACAAGGAGAAAATTCTTCGTAGAATTATTGTAGATTGGAGTGATTGGGAGCATGAAACAGTAGACATGCTTGGGGATTTGGCTACTGTTTTTAGAAGCAGAGCAGAAATTCCAACAGCGCTATTTTTGGAAGAACTCTTAGAAGATACTTTTGAAGAAGCACAAACAGCAAAAGATATAAATACAATGTTACAAGGTATGAACTATAATTTAGAAACTGTTTTTGCTATTCAAAATAAAGTAGGTTCTGGAAATACTAAAGAAGACTAGTTAAAGGGGGTATTAAGTAGTGTATGGTAAATTATTAAGCGGTATTTTAATATCGTGTTGTTTATTTTTAGGTGGATGTCAAAAAGAGATAACTCAAAATACGATAATTAATACAGACAGTTATGTGAAAAGGCCATTTTCAGAACTAACTAGAGTACAATTAGAAGTAGATATTTACGGTATTGGTCCTAAAAAGAGTAAAATCCTTTTTGATGCGCACCTAAAAGGGGGCCCTTTTAAATCAGCACAAGATTTTGAAGATAGGCTTACAGGAAAATTATCTCCCAAGATGATTAATCGAGTTTTAAAACACTACAGTTTTTAGGAGGTTAAATGCGTACTACAGAAGCAGTAAACAATGTAATAAGCACAGGAATGCAAGTATCTCAAACATACAAGGAAGACTTTACAGGATTTTTAATATTTGTATTTATAATAGCCACATCTTTGCTCGGTCTCATTTTTTGTGGTATTGTGTGGGCTTTGTATAAGTCGGCAATATATAGCGCAAAAAAGTGGGATGAAAGAGAGCAGAAGTATCAGGAGATAATCAATGAAGTACAAAATACTTCTACTGAAATGCTGAAGGTCAATAAAGAATTAATGCATGCGCAAGAGGAACTTGTCCGCACAAATGCTGAGTTAGTGCGCACAAATGCAAACACATACGCTACAATATCTAATAAACTAGATGCTTTAGATAGAATCGAGGCCGATATGGATCAAGTAAAAACTAAGTTACTGATATTAGATAAAAAGGTGAATTAAAAGGAGGTTTAGTACCTCCTTTTAATTTATGCTTTTGCACTAACTGTAACTGTATACTCAATAGCTAAAGTTTCATATGGGGTTGTAAACTTACCAGTTATTTTAACCTCTCCAACACCTACTGCTGTAACTAAACCTTCAGGAGATACTGTTGCAAATGATGGATTGCTTGTTTCCCACTTAGCTCCTGAGAAATGCTCTTTTACAGGCATTACTCCTTGAAAGGTTTCATCTACTTTAATAGCTTTAGTCTGCTTGTCTACTGCAGGAACAGCTGGTTGAACTGTTACAGTATATACAATTCCCGGTGTTTTATACGGTGTTGTAAAGTATCCTGTAACCTTACCTGATCCAACGCTTTTTCCAGTTGCAACGCCTGTACCAGATACTACAGATACAACACCAGTAGCATTAGATTCCCACAGAGCTCCTGAGAATCCTGCTTTAGATGGCATTGCTCCGTTAAAAGTTTCATTTACCTTTATAGTCTTACTTTCTTGCGTAGCTTCAGGAGCCGCAGGCTGCACCACTATTTTATGAATATATTCTACACCATCATGTGTGGCACTAATATATGCTTCTCCCTGAGCAACTCCTCTGACTACTCCAGTAGTTGTATTTACAGTAGCCTTAGCTGTATCGTAAGATTTCCAAACAGCTCTTTTGTTTTCAATTTTTGTACCTGCTTTAAATAGTTGCATTGTGATATCTTGTCCCGCAGGTACATTTTTTGGTGATTTAGATAGACCATCATTGTTAGCTGTAACAGAAACACTAAATACTGCTTCTACACCATCTTTTGCTGCAGTAATAGTCGTCCTACCAGTTGTTAAACCAAAGATTTTATTTTCTTTTACAATAGCTACAGCATCTGATTGAGGCGTAAAAGTAACCCCTGTACCTGGAAGAGCTTCACCGTCATATAAAATTTCAGGCGTCGTGGTAGTTCCAGCAAGCACTCTGACTTCAGCAGGTACATCAAACCAGTGATAACTTAAATTATTTCCCACTTCATTTAATTGTAGTGCCTCCGCCAGAGCTTTTAAATAAGCATCCACATGGCTCCCAGTACCTGTGAGAGCATTATGACTTTGTCCATTTACATCCACAATTGTTGCGTTGAAAGCCTGATCACCGTCTGGCAAAGATCCACCGGGTCTCCTTGCTAACTTAACAATGTGGTTTACCAATATCTTGGTACCATTAATTTGTACATAATCCATCTTATTACCTCCTCTATAAGTTTTCTTATAAATATTATAACATATTTTTTAAAAAATGGCAACAATAATCAAAATAAAAGTAGGCATCAAAGCCTACTCTTTTTCTAAAGCCTCATAAAGCATTGTCGGAGTAATTACCGAATCAATCATTTCTCCTCTAGCTGCAAGCATTTTCTCCATTAGTTCATCCACAGTACCTAAAGTATATAATGTAGTTATAACGGCTGCATTTTTTTGTCCTATACGATGTATTCTTGCTTCTGTTTGCGCATTAATTGCTGGTGAATAATCTTTATCCATAAATATTAAATTTGAGGCTGTTTGTAAATTTAATCCTACTCCACCAGCTTTTATAGTACCAATAAACACTCTCGACTGCCTGGCTCTAAATCTTTCTACTTGTATTGCTCTTTCCTCAGTAGGAGTATCTCCTGTAAGTAACTCATAGGTAATACCTAAATCTTTTAATTCTTGTGCGATTAAATTTGCATAACTTTTAAAAGATGTAAATACCACAAATTGCTCTTCTGAACTAGTTAAAATATTTATGAGCGCTTCTGTTTTAACGCCCTTTTCAGTAATATTAAGCTCAGGTAACAGTCTCGGATCTAAACAAATCTGCCTTAACCTTATTAACTTTTCAAGTGCAGTACCAGATTTATAGAAATCATCCCCATTTTCAACAATCATATCTTTTTTCATTGATTTATATAGCTTTTGTTGCTTACCATTTAACTGTAAAGGAACTTCGTTATAAAGCTTATCGGGTAAATCTTCGAGTACTTCTTCTTTAGTATGCCTTATAAAATAAGGAGCTAGCATTTCTTTGTATTTTTCAACATCTAATACTCCTGTAACAATATCAGCATTACCACTAAAGGGATTAAATTTGGTCGCACAGTAAAGCTTTACCCAATTCCAGAAACTTCTAAAATTATGGGGTGCTATAATGTTTAGCTGACTCCATAGTTGATCAGGTTTTGTCAAGATTGGAGTACCTGTTAAACCAAAGAGATAATCAGATTTTAGTTTTTTAAGCGCTAGAGTTTTCTTTGCTCTTCTATTCATATAATTATGAAATTCATCTACAACTATTAGATCCCACTTCTGCATAAGTTTTGGATAACTTTGTATTTGAAGCAGTGTTTCATGGTTTGTAATATACCATCTAACTGTAGCTTCAAAGGCCTTTTTCTTTTGCGCAGCTGTACCAATACACACACTACATGTGGGATTATCTGAGAATTTTTCTATTTCATTTTTCCAAGAAAACAATAAAGCTTTTGGCGCTAAGACTAAAATTTTCTTAGCGCCTATTCTATCTGCAGCTGCAATAGATTGAAGAGTTTTACCAAGACCCATATCTGCTCCATTAATAGCTCTTCTTTTTGAAATTAAAAAGTTAACTGCCTCCTCTTGAAAGGGATACAAGGCGTATTTTTTAATCATAAATAATTATCCTCCTATTTTTTATTTGTATCAGTAAATTTTTCAAATGCTTTTATCTTATTTATATCTTCCCACATATCTGTCAGTTTGGCTACGCTAAACCAACCGAAAAGAAATAAAAATACTGGAGCTACAAAAAACATATAAACCTCAGGACTTTTATCTTCCCCGATTTCTTTTCTATAAAAAATGAGTACTCTTATGAACATTAATATTGATAGCAAAGCTCCTAATAAATGCATTCCAGCGCAAAAATAAATAAAATACTTCCACATTATTTTGTACCTCCCTTTTCAAAGTGCGCCGCCATATCTATCATATCTGTGGTACTATCTCCACCAGTCATACGCGCTTTCATAACTTCTGCGCATGTTACCTCTTCAGTAGTAAACTTTTCCCGGTTTGCCAGTATAAGATCTACGTTTTTTGCGGTTAGAGGAATGCGGTGACCACTTTGTACTACTGGGATGGTTTTTTCTCTTTTACCCCATAAATCCCGCGGTCTAAGTATCGGAGCTGGTACAGATGTTTCATAAAATACCGTTGCAGAATAGTGTCTATACGTACCTTGTAGCGAATGGCTGTATTTAATGTCTTTTAGGGTTCCAAAACCCGCAAGACGTCTTAAAAAATCGTTTAGTTGATCTTGGAGGTTTTCTTCTAGTGTAGCTGTTATTAATTCTGTTTGTACCATAATTACCTCCTGTTTTTAAATAGATTGAAATCAATTGCATACAAGGCATGTCTAATTGCATCTCTAGCATGACGCATACCTGGCTGCCACATGTTATGTTCTCTGAGTTTTGAATCTGTGTAGAACAGTTTAGCTACTTGCGCTGTATTGCTTATTTCAGGTTTTCCATGTTGCGCCGCAAGAACCCTTATCTGACCAATAACTTGTGGTGTGAACATATCTGAACCTATTTGAGATTCAGCTCTATGACCATACAGTAAAAACTTCTCATAAACAATTACATCAGGATTATGCGCCTTGATTAATCTTACAATTTCCTTATAATGTTTCATAATATCTTTTCCTACAATTTGTCCATAATCTACTAGGTAGCTTGAAAGATCCTCCCTAGGTTTTATTTGCCTTTTAAAAGGCCAATCAACAATACAGTATCCTGTTGACTCTCCAGGGTCTAGCGATAATACTTTCATACTATGCCTCCTCTGCCTCTTGCATTAATTTACGAACTCTATCACGAAGAGCCCCCAACTTATCTACTATCGCAGGATTCTTTACCCCAAAAAGTAACAAATCATCCTTAAAGTCCTGCTTTTCAATTTCAAGAATTTTAGATATTTCTCTTATTTGATTCCTAGCATCTTTTACATAAGCAGGTTCTTCGACCTTCAATGCATAGGTGCGTACATTTATTGCTATGGCTTCCGGATCTATCTCTGCATAATACCCAGTGTGTAGCAAATCTTTCATAAGAACCTCTTTCGCTGTATTGATCGCCTCTTCCCTATTTTCTCTTAAGTAGTTATCAAACTCCCTGATAGTTTTTTCGTACGGCGCCTTACTAAACTTTTCAATCTGCGCGTATTTTTCGTCCACAAAATCGAACATTTCTTTTTTAGTCATGATTTACCTCCTAGAATTGTATTTTTATTTTACAAGATTTATCATTAAGACCCTTTTTTATTTCAGGATTTCTCTTGTCAAACTCTGCTTTTAACGCTCTATAATGATTATTCAGATCCTCAGACATCATCTCCACATCGTCTAAGCACATAGTTACTAACATTGAACGCTCCAAATATTTTAAAATATTCCACAGATGAGATGTGGCTAGGTCTTTTAGCAAGTATACTCTTAGGTCTTGTGTAACCCATACATCGTCGTAACTTTTTGCTCTTCCTGTACTTATTAACCATGAAATAACTTTAGCTACTTCGATTTGACTCTTATGTCTTTTGAACTTTTTATACTCTGCTTCAGACATTCCCGCAAAAGCATCTTCTTGTGTTTGATAAGTACGTTTAGAAAACTCTGTGGTTTTTCTTAACTCTTCTTTTATTGCATGATCTTTTAGAAAATCATATGCCGCGTTTATTTGCTGCGTCATCTCAGTACCATTTGGATTAACATCTGGGTGATACCTTCTTATTAACTGTCTGTACTTCTTTTTTAATTCTTCAAAGGAAGTATCCGCAGATACTCCCATTATTTCGTAAGCTTGTTTAAATGTCATATGAGCCTCCTTAACACGTAATTTGAAATAGCCTTCCACTGAGCTGCGCTTAACTCTAACTGGTTTGGAGCGTTTGATTGTGAGTACGTAGCTATCTTAATGCAATAGCAGCCTTGAAATGTTTTAACCAAATAGTCGTTTGAAGTACCTCCATACTTTCGGGGATATAAATGGTTTTGCTGTTTTACAATTTCTCTTATACTTTTTATTTTATGAAGTTTGTATGGCATATAAACCTCCTATCTATAATCTTCAGGTTTGATTAATCCACCTCTTGATAATGCCGTTACATAATTTGTACACTGCACTTTTGCACTGTGCGAATAATTGCATCTCTCTAACCAGTTTGCTAATGCTTCATATTTCTGTACTAGAGTCTTACCTTTCATCCATAATCTTACTTTTTGCCACTCCTCCTCTGGTATATACTTTTGTACATCTTCTCTTCTCACTTTTCCAAAATAAACCAATCTCCAATTTAACATATTAATATCTCCTTATTAAGTTCTTATATAAATATTATAACATAAAAATTACAGTTTTTCAACAGGAAATTTACAAATTTTAATACTAAAAATCTAGACTTTTCAATATAATTAGTCTAAATATTTAGTATTGCTTCTAAGAAAAATATATCTAAGGAACATATAAAAAATAGTAGCTTAGTAAATACTAAGCTACTATTAATTCAAACGGCCGTTATTCTAAAGGTAATTCCGAAACACATCCTGGTTTCCACTCAGATTTTTTACCCCAACCAATCTTTGTAACCTCTGCTTCAGCTTTCATTGGTACATTCAGATCTGGTAGTATTTCTTTTGGTACATTTACCATACATCCCGAAAGAACTTCTACAGCTTCATCAACCATATTATCTGGAGCTTCAACTAATATCGCGTCATGTACAATATTTACTGGAAATACATCTTTCCACTTTACTGGATCCTGCTCTAAAATATGTAAAAACTTATAGAGCGCTAATAGTGCAAAATCAGAAGCCAGCGATTGAATAGGGAAGTTGATAGATTCGTTCTCACATGTATTTTCATTGTGGTGATTAATTAACCAAAATCTTCTTTCTCTTCCTAGAGGTGTTACGCATCTTTCACCTGCTTTTGGCTTTGCTCTTGTCTTAGTTATAAACTCTGACGCTACTGGCATACTCTCATGCCATTGATCCACAAGATCACTTGCGAATTGATATGAACATCTTAATTGTTCTGCAACAGAACTTTTGCCTCTCCCATAGGCCAGTCCAAAATTCACGGTTTTAGCTCCTACCCTTTGTTCTTTTGTGAAGTTAGGTCCAAACATTTTTGTTGCAACCGCGTCATGTAAATCCCCATCCTGTTTGTAAGTTTCTATCATATCTGGGTCTTGTGATAAGTAAGCTAACACACGGAGCTCACAATTATGTACTACAACTCCATTTGCCACAAACCTAGTCTCTGGCTGATCCATTAAATCGTAAACATCGTCTTCTATTCCGGTATCTGTAAATGATTCAAACTTATCCCAATGATATCTTGTGTGTTTAGAGTCGATGTCCAAGTCTTTAACTGCAAATCTTGAGTATATTCTGCCCCCAATGTAATTTAGAACATACTTTCTATAAAAAGCGTTATCTTTACCCTTTCTTAGTTTAAGAACCTCATCTGTGGTAAGCGTAGGTAGTAAATTTGTAAGAGACATTGTTTTACGCATTAGTGCCTGATCTCTCTTTGCTGTCAATCTAAATCCAATCAGTTTATTGAAATTATCCCTACTTATCTGATCAGCAATCACTACTCTAAAACTTATAGCTCCTTTTAGTACATAATTGTAGCCTCCCTCACATTCTAACACTCTAGACATTATCCCAAATTTTAACAATGCTTTCTGAACATCGTGAGCTAAATCGAAAAACTTTGTGCTAAATGCGATACAATTTTTATCTGCATAACCGTCGGCATCGAAAAGCCCCCCTAAATAACTTGCAAGCTCACTTTCTTTACCCTTTTCTAACCAAATCTCAGGAACTCTGAGGTTCTCTTTGCATACCAATGTTTTCAACCACTCCCTAAAAGCAGGTGTAGTCGATACATAAATACTATATTCCTGAGTTGATCTTGTTTCTAAACCAGCTTCATGAATTAATTCGTAAAGATCTTCCAAATATTTGTCTTCTCCTCTTGCCACAGATATGCTTGTTTTTTGGTAAGATCCGTCTCCTGCAAAGAATCCCACGAATCTTGCTAGAGGATCTGAATTTGTCTTAAAAACCTCCTGTCCCTGAAGAGCTATGAAGTCGCCGGTACGTAAATCTTTGGCCTCTACCCAACCTCTTTGCGTTAATATTTGATGCTCATCAGTACACTGTACCGAATATCCTTTATCGGTTCTAACATTAAATATTCTCGCCTCTCCCTTATGTACCGCATCCGGATGATCTTCTATATTCATGTTTGTTGAATATACTTTTGTACCCTTCCTAATGCATTGTGAGTAGTCACACTCGATTAATGTCTTACCTTCTGGTGCTTTAAATATGTTTTTAATATCTTTCTTTCTTGGAATGTTTTGTAAGTTCATAGGATCCCCAGAACTTAATCTTCCTGTAACTGTACCGTGAATCTTATATGTAACATGTATTCTACCATCGTCTTTACTATACTCTAATGTATTTGTAATGTATGTGGAATACATTTTTTTCAATTTTCTAAAATTTAATAAGTTCCACAAAAATAATTTTTTATTCTTTGTTTGAGGTGTTAAGCTATCTTCAAGCCATTCATTTACCACATCTTCTGGAGTAGATAAAAATTCATTTACGTCTTTGTTTGGGAAATCTAGGGTGTCGAATAGCCAGCCCATCATTGCGCTTGCATCTGTTGTAAGGGTACCTTTGTACTTTGGTAATCCAAGCAACTCGATAAGTACAAAAGCTAATTGTTTTGGAGCTCCTGGCGAAAACTTTTTAGGTAGAGATTTTTGTCCCGACCATTCTTGGAATTTTAAAGGTGTATACCCTACAGATGTGGCAATTCTATCTAAGTTATTTTCAGCCTCTATAAGTTTAGTTCTGTAATCCTTTTCTAAAGATTCTGTGTATGGTCTATTAATGTAGAAACCATTCTCCTCTAATCTTAGAAGAGCCCAACTAGCCTTTAACAACACTGTTCTATATAGTCTAAAAGAATGCTCATGAGATTTCTTTTCAGCCATCTTCATATAATGGTTAAATAACATGTAAGTATAACAACAGTCTTGTGCAAGATAATAATGCAACGCTTTATCGTACATATCTACAGTTTCAAAATCAATTTTATGTTTATATCCATCTGTATTTAATATTTTAGTTGCTTGATACTCTAATTGATGTATCCCGCCGGATCTTTCATCTAATGCATAACTAATTAGCATTATATCTTCATCAACTCTAGCATCCCAGCCATTATGTCTGTAAAACTTCGTGTCGAACTTACCGTTCTGCCAAATAAATGATTTATCTTTATCTTCCACAAAAGCTTTGAACGCATCCCAGTTCTCTTTAGATCTTTCCACAATATCTTGTGGTATAATCATTACTTTACCTTCTTCATAACAGAATCCATTTACAGTGATTGGATCTTTGGTCCAACTAAATCCCCTTGTTTCTATGTCACATCCAAGTAATTTCACATTATCTCTAACCTGTACAAATACAGGATCATCAAAACTTTGTATTACATGGTACTCTACCTTTTTAGCTCTTTGAGCTAAATCATAGTAATAATCAAAATTCATTGCTTTTTCAAAAGCATAGTAAAACTCAGGATATCCCTCTGCCCATGTTACCACTCTTGTAGCAGGCCAACATTCAATTATATACATCTGAGCTTCTTCACTCCAATACCATTGCTTTTGAGGTGTAAGAGCTCCCTTACCTGAAACTTCCTTTGTAAATACAACAGCTACCTTGTGGTCTTTATTATATTTACTCCAACTAAAATTTTTATTTTGTACCGCAATTACCACATCATTGTCTAGTTTAATACTTGGGTGCGCATCGGCACTAATTTTATCAACTGTACTACTGATTAAGTCAATTACTCCTTTTCTTACATTATCTCTTTTACTTAAAAAACTTTCACTTAAAACTACTATCATTACGCCTCCTTAAAATTTAAGGGGGATCTCTCCCCCAGATTGTTAAATATTAATATTCCACTTTCTCATTACTCTACGCACTCTTCTTAAACAGTCCTCAATACTTGCATTATATGGAGCATTGAAATTAATCGTTTCTTTGATATTAGATCTTTCAATACCCGCTTCCATAGCATTCACTACTTCATTTTTATTTTTACAATGTTCACGTGCAATTAAATATGGGAAACAACTATCCATACTTCTAACCCATCCAAATTTTTCAGATACTTCTTTTGCTTCATGAATATTATCTTGCATTCCTAATAAATGATACTCTTTAACTATATCAGGGTTTACGGCTATAATACCTGCATAGACATGCTCTAGAGTCTTTAATCTGCAGCCATAAAATCTAGCACTATCTCTATTAATAGCAATTACATCAATCTTAGGATTTTTTAGAAAAGTATCAAAACAAGTTAGCCACTCATATAGATCTTTACCTTGTGGTACAGCCATTAACTTAAGATCAGGACGTATTAATCCTTTCTCTTTATATTTATCTATAACTAAGATAGCTTCTTCCGTCCTTTTAATAGTTTCATCCATGTCTCTAAATACATCTGGAAGTACTAATTCATCTGCATTAATTGCTTTTGCAATATCCAATAATGTACTTAGCTCAATTGACTTTCCTAATTCAAATGCACCATTATCTAATACTTTGTATCCTGTAAACTCTCTCCAGTATTTCTTTTGTTTTTTATTTCTTACTAAGTTTTGAGCTAATACAAGCGCAAAATCACTTTTTATTTTAAATCCTTTAGGTACTATTGGCGCAAATAGCAATCTATCATCTTTTAATAAAGATTCTACAGAAATAGTGTTGTTATTCTCTACTCCTTTTAAAATATCTTTGACTGCTTCTACAACTTTTTCAAAACCAATTTTCGTAGTATCCACAAGAACTGTCTGCTTTAATATGGTGTTGTATGGCTCTACTCCTGTAATTAATGCTGTGTATAGATTTGTATATGCATCTAAGTATCTTTCCACATTTCTTTTTACATCTTCTTCTTGTATATCCTCTGGACCTCCGTCTGCCTCCATACGTTTTAGAATAACATCTGCATCTGCTGTAAAAATAAACGCATATACCTCAGTATCTGTAAGCGTTCTTTTTAGCAACTCTTCCATATTACTATATACTATTTGATACGCTGCTTGTGTATTAGCTGCACTAGGATCCCTATGTACTGGATTATAAATTGCATCTGACATAATGTGGATTCTATCAATTATAACTCCTGGAACACCTGCCCTAATATAATCTCCCACTTCTTTTAAAAGCGCTTTACATGCCTGCTCCATACCTGCAGGAGTTTTTACAGCAAGCCCCTTTACAATTTTATATCCCCAATCTTGTGCAAGCTTTTCAGCTGTTGTACTTTTACCAGCCTTATCTACACCTTCAAAAATTAAAACTTTAGTCATTATTTAACCTCCAATGCTTTTATAACTTTATTATAAGTTTCTTGTAATAATAGATACTCATCTGGATGAGCTTTAATAACTACTTTACCTTCTTTAACTATTAGTTTTTCAAAAGTATCTTTTACACTTAATAAAGCCGCAGTTTTAAGATCTATTGCCTCTTCTGGTTTTTCTAATGCATTATTAACTGCCTCTTCTTCTTTTTGAGCATCTCTATGTTGAGAATCTTCTGAAGTAAATCCCTTTGGATATCTAGCCTGTAATTTATCTATATTTCCTTGAGCTACGGCATCTAACGGATATCCTGCTGCTTCAGCTACTCTAGCAATGTACCACATTACATCGCCTAACTCATCGGCTAACTTCTTGTTCATTTCCTCTTTTGTAAATTCCTTATTTAAGAATTTTAAAAGTGCTTCCGCAACCTCTCCAGATTCATCTACAAGCCCTAAAACAGTATCCACATACTTCAGATCTTCTGGCTGCATTAATTCTGTAGTTGTAGGAACCTTGATTACCTTATCTAGAATTTCATGCGCATATGTTAACATAGATTGATAATTTCTTTTATCAACAAATTTATCGTGCCCGTGAAATACTTTCTTCTTTAAGGCTCCTGCAATTTCTGTGGTTGCCCTACTAGCATTCAATACGGCTACAATACCTACTAACTCTTGTAAAGGTATTTTACAAGCCTTATACGATTTTGCTGTTTCTCCTGTTTTGTCTTGATAATGTTTCATTTTCATACGAAATACCTCCTAAATGTGTTATAATTTATTATATCATATTTTTAAGAAAAAGTCAACCATTTTTTAAAAAAGATGTGGCATAAACCACATCTTCTGCTTTTTATTTTATCATGTTTTGTACAGTGGCTACAAATTCTTGCCTATTTATTGACCATCCCTCTTCTGGACCAGCAGTAGCAATCGTAATAGTCTTAGATGAAGTATCTTCTACCCCCCTCATAGATACGCACATATGCTTCTCTGCTTCTAAGATAACGCATACTGCT